ATGACGGAGGTCTCCATTCGACGACAGGACAACCCTGGGTTCCTGTCTGATGGCGTGACTGCAGCGAACACGCGTTACCTCGCCGAGGTCGACGCTGGCGTCGTTGTCACTGGTGGTGCTGCTGGTCTGAACGAGAACGCCGGAACGATTGTTCTCGCCGCTACTCGTACCGACCAGGATGCTGCTGCCAACGCTGTCGCTGCTGGTTTTGGATACCCCGTGTATCTGACCAATGTCGGCAACGCTCAGCTGACTGCATCGGCAAGCCAGCCGCGCGGACTGATGGCCAACCTCAGCGAGCCGAACCCGTTCGGCATCGACAAGTCTGGCACCGCGATTGTGGCCGGTGGGCGTCCGAGCCTTCAGCCCCTTGTCCTTACCGCCAACGCCAACAACACTGGTGGCGTTAACGTGCGCGCGGACATCTCGGCAGAGCGCCTTCAGCAGGTGATCGACGAGGTTTCGGTGCTGTCCGGCAAGGAGCCTGATGTCATCCTGTGTCATCCGACGACGCGCGCTCAGTACGTCGCCATGATGACGGGAGCCAACTCGCTTCAGACCACGACTCGTGGCGGCGCAACGAAGGGTGATGCTGGATTCCTGGATCTCAGCTACCAGAACATTCCCCTGAAGTACGCACGTTCCGTGCCTCGTGGAATGATGATCTTCCTCAACACGAAGTCGTGGAAGGTCGCTGAGCTCCAGAGCGGCGGGTTCGCCGACCTCGATGGGTCGACGCTGTCGCGCACCGGAACCTCTGACGCCTACAACGGCTTCTACCGGTGGTACTACAACCTCGTTGCAACGAACCCGAACTGCAACGCGGTCCTGTGCGGAATTACGCTTGTCGCTTAATTCCTAGGAGGCACTAATGAAAGAGGCGCTCATTGTCATCACCTTGATGGTGGGTGCCTCTTTCATGGTGTCGTTGACGTATCTTGTAGTGCTCAAGATACAGCGCGAGAAGCGCGAGCTCGAGATGCTTAAGGCCGTTGAGGACTCGGAGCCTCAGGTGCTGCACGACTTGTTTAATGCGGGGGTTGAGTAATGGCGAGCTGGGCAAAGCAACTAGCCCCAGGACTGATGCAGGCAGCCGCAAAAGCCCGTGCAGACAAAGAGGCCGCCGACGCAGCTGAGCGGCAGCGAGATGTCGGCATGGGCCGAGCAATTGGCGGGGTCGGCGGCGCTATCGCCACCACGCTAGCCGGCCTTGGTCCAACGCCTGGCCTAATGATTGGCCAAGAGCTTGGAGGCCAAGGCGGACGACTCAAAAGCGGGCAGGGTCTTGGCTATGACGATTCCCAGCAGGCTGTGCAGGGCGTGGGCAACGTCGTGATGGGATCTGTTGCAGCCGGCCAAACCATGAAGCAGCAAGCTGGCCAAGACCGGTACCGAACCGCTCTGGCAACAATGCTTAGGCCCGGCAATGAGGCAGCCTTGCAAGCGTATCGAGACATGCCAGCTGGAATGGCTCGCAAGTTTGAGGCTGGCGACATCGATGTCTTCAACTCGTGGTTTAGCAGTTACGGAGTATAGTCTTGAAGTTTCCAGCATCTATGAAGAAGCTTCTCGACGAATCGCTTGAAGACAAGCGCATCGACCAGAGAATCTGGGATGCGTCTTTGATGTTTCTGGAGGGCAGGCAGTGGCTGAACTACGACAAGCGAGCGGACCAGTACGTAGCTGCAAACGTGAGCGCTTCCGTCGGTTACAAGGTAACGGTCAACCTGCTGCTCAACGTGTACAGAAATGTTCTGGCACGCCTGGGCCTCGCGTACCCTTCAGTCGTAGTTTTGCCGGCCTCGCCAAACTACGACGACATCATCAAGGCGCAGAGCTCCGAGCTCGCTCTCAAGTACTTTTGGCAAAGCCAGCGCGTAAAGCAGTCTCTCATTCAGGGAATCGAGTGGCTGCTAACGACCGGCACAATCGCTCTCCATACCTACTACGATCCTGGCGACAAGAACTGCAAACTGCAGGTGTTCGGCGCTTACGATATCTTTTTTGAGAAAGGCGTGCGCAACCCAGAAGAGTCGCAATGGATTGCGATGCGCACGTTTCACACCAAGAAAGACCTCAAAAAGGCGTATCCCGATAAAGAAGAGATTATCGAGAATCTTGTGCCCGTTAGCGCGTCAGAGCCTAACCAAGGCACCACGCCCATTGACCACCCTGGGTCTGTCGCCGACCGGGTAGCGCTGTACGAGATTTACTGGCGAGACGGTCGACACGCGATCAGCACGGGCAATGACTACCTCTACGCAGAGGAGTTCCCGTGCCAATGCTTCCCAGTGCAGATTATCCGCTACACGACCATTCCTCGGCGGTGCTGGGGCCTGAGCCTGCTGGCCCCGCTGCTCGATCTGCAGTTGCTCTACAACAAGGCACGCAGCCAGCTCAGCCACAACATCGACCTGATGGGCTCGCCCAAGTGGCTAGTGCCCAAAACCGCAGGCATCTCTACCGGCTCTATTACGAACCGGCCTGGAGAGAAGGTGTACTACAACCCTGCTGGTGGTCGCCCTGAGCAGATTGCCCCTGCTCCAATCCCGTCATACGTCATCGACAACATGGCGCGCATTCAGTCTGAGATGGGCGACGTTGCCGGTCTTCACTCCGTATCGCTTGGTAAGCGCGCTGTAGGCGTCACAAGCGGTAAAGCGATGGAGACGCTTAGCGCTTACGACACCAGCCAGCTGCAAGGCACCCAGACAGCCATTGAGGCTGCAGTGTCGGAGATGGCTAAGTGCGTGTTGATCATCATGCAGAAGTACTACACCGAAGAGAAGATGGTGCGGATGCTTGATGATTACGGCAAGGTCACGTTCCATGCGCTAAAGGGAACGGACCTCACCGCTAATCCTGAAGTGTTCCTTGAGGCCGGCTCGCTGTTCCGCGACGAGGCCCAAGACCGCGACGCTAAGATTGTCGAGCTCCTGCAGCTTGGCCTCATTCCTCCCGATCGCGCTCTGGAGGAGCTCTCCTTCCGCACCGGCAACGCGTTTGTCAGCGAGAAGGTGCGCGGCCTGGCTCACGCAAGAGACATGCTCGAGGCAGCAAAGCGTGGCGGGGAAATCGAGCTGTTCAGGAGCGACGACCTCGAAGCGTTCAAGGAAGTGTTCAACGAATACATCCAAGGCTCCGAGTTCTACGAGCTGCCTGAGGAGGACCAGGAGTACATTCGCGATGTGCTAGTGGCCATCAACGCAGCCAACATGCCCGACGACCAGTACGTCCAGATGCTGCAAACCCAGCAGGTGTTCCCGCGCCCAGTCCCGCCACAGCAAGACGCCGAAGGCCTCTTGAACATGGTAGGCGCAATGAACACGGGCGCTGGCCAGCAGCAGCAGATGGAGGCCATGGCCGCAAAACAGCAGCAGGTGGGCACCGTCGGTGCAGCTGAGCGAATGCTGACCAACCGGGCTGAGGCCTTGTTGGCTAATCGCGGGGGTCTGTAATGCTTGTCAGCGAAGTGCAGTCGCTCTTTCGGCAATACATCGACGAGCCCGACCAGTCGTTTGTCACCGATGCCATGGTAGCCACGATGCTGCAGGCGGCGTATCAGGAGTTCCAATGGGCAGTGATGCAGGTCGACGACGGTATTTACACCACCCTGGTCGAGATTACGTTTACGACACAGTCAGCCTACGACCTCGCCGATCCTGCGAATGCGGTGAGAGTGTTCGGTGCAGATGCGAACCTGACGCACCCGAGGCTGATGAAACTCGATGCGTTATATCGGACATCTGACTCTGTCGTCCTCACGCCTTTAGAGCCTGTGGCAACTCCACAGGCGCTGTCGCAGATGACCGGCGCGTACATGCTCGACGGGACGATCTTGCGCTTTAGCGAGCGAAGAAGCGGCACGCTTACCATGCGGTATTTTCCGCAGTACGTGCAGGCTGGCGCGGCTGCTGCAACCTCTGGATACATTGACTGGTCTGTCGGCGGGGCCGGAACGTTTATCGACAATCTGTCCATGTTTCATGACGTCATCGCCTTGCTCGCAGCGAAGCAGTACTTCATTTTGGACAACGCCGTAAACGACATGCTAATGGCCCAGCTCAGCATGCGAATGGACGCGCTCAACGCATACCTAACGTCACGCGCCTACGATGGCTCTCAGTACGTGTCGCAGGTTCACACAGGTTACGAGTTCGGCGCTTAAGGGGGGCCTGTGGCTATCGGTGGTCAAGAGGTCGAACTCCTGGGAGTGGGCACGGAGGACGTAGCTCCGACCAACGGCGCGTTTGCGCTCAACATGGTCTTTAGCAATGACGCGTGGCGCGTGCGCAAGGGGTTCGGCACGGTCAACGAGCTCGACACAACGCTGTCTATGAACATTGGCGCGCGTGAGTTCGGATATCGCAAGCACCTTGGGTCGCGCTTGATCACGACTACGTTTGGCCACGAGCAGATCGTAAGCATCTTCTTCTCCCAGGTGAACACGGCCAACAGCGCAAACAACACGCGCATCATCAACCTGTACATCGTCAGCATTTACGATTTGACGACCGACACGCGGTGGGAAGAGCCGCTGTACAGGCACACTGGCGAGCTGGACCCCAATACTCAAACGCTAGACTTTCAGTACGGCCACTACGACACAGACAATGACGTAGACCACCAGCGGTGGGTTAACGCTGTCGACGACGACTACTTCTACTTTGCTGAGTCTAGCCTCAACGCCGACACCGATGTCTTGTTCTTTGGCTCTGCGCTTGCCGGCCTGTGGTGCTACATGCCCGCAGCGATACGCAAGCCCAATAACAAGTTTGTGGACGCAGTAAACAACCACGCATGGTCTAGCCCGAGGGCAGAGTCATCGATGGTAATGCCTGTGGTCCTAGTCGTTCCACAAACCCAGCTGGGCCAGTCATACCAATACTTCCGGCATGACGAGGTCACTGGCGTTAAGGTTGTCGCTCGTTTTGGCCAGCGCTTGGTTTACGCCACAGACCGCACCGTGTTGTTCAGTGACATGGGAGCTCCAGCTCGCATCGTTACAGACAACTTTGTCACGATTCCGAGTGAGTATTCGATCACCGCTTTGGCCGATGTGGCTGGGCAGTTGCTCATCTTTACTGAGCACGAGACGTTTGTGTATCAGCCGTCTACTGGTGATATCGCGGCAAACGGTCGCTTGATTCCGGTATCAGACAACGTGGGCTGCGTCGGCCCAAACGCAATGGCCGAAGCAGACGGCATGCTGTTCTTTGTCGATAAGGAAGGCGTGTACGCCTACACCGGCAATCTCGAGGTCAACCTGGCTAGCGGTGACATCGATGGCTACTTTGCGAATTCGCTGAGCAACCCGCTCACGTCGTACTTTGCGTACAGCGGCTACACGCCGATGCAAACAGAGCAGCCACACACGTCTATGTATTTCAAAGAGGCCGGCGTCAGCGCGGTGTACTCGGCTAGTCTCCGAGCTCTCTTGATTACAGTGCCTGAGCAGAACATGACGCTGTGCTTAGCCAATAGCCGATGGTCTGCGTGGTCGTACACGTCTAGCGTTTACTACGCTGCAGTCACTGGCTCTGGAGGCGGCACGACTACAACGTCGTATCCCGGGATTATGAGCAGCACCGACAACCCTAACGGCTATGTAACGGAGCCGTGGCTTGTTGTGTCGCAAGACGATCTGTACCTCGTTGGAAGCGTCAGCACGCAGAGCTTCACTGACACGCTGCAGAGCACGCAGTCAGGCAGCGCCACCGACGTTGATGACGACGTGAGGTCGTGCAGCTACTACGTCCTGCGCTATGGGCGCGGTGGCGGTATTGATCGCTCTGTGCGTGACGAGGACAGCCGGACCATCGCTGGCAAGTATCTTACAAAGATTTTCCCTAACGTACCGGTCACCGCGTTCTATGTAGACAAATGGATACCTGTTCCGAAGGGCTACACTTTTCCGAATGGGTACGTCGTTACTGCATACAACGACGTCTGGCTGCTGCCTATCAGCCTGGTGCCTAGTTCTGGCCTAACAAGCGGCAACTACGAAATTGAACAGTATCGGCTTCGTTTACGTTTCGACAACACCAAGTGGCAACCTGTGTGCGAAGGCGCAAACCAGAGCTCTCCGACCAATGCGTTTGTAGACTTCTTGCTGCCAAGCGAGCGCATCGCTTCTGCCAAGGGCTATTTTAATGCCCTTGGGTCTACAATGAACGACGGACAGCAGGTCCAGGTGTACAACGCAGCAGGAGCTGCAGCTTACGATGGATACGAAATACGGATTGAGTGGAACGGAGTCGGCAAAACCGGATGGACCCATCAGTCGTCACTGAACCTAAATCCTTTAGTCAGAAACAAGCTTATCTACATTCCGATGCGAATTGAGTCGTCTGCCAATGAGGTAAGCGGAATGGCCCTGTGGGCCCCCACCACGTCGGCCTCTGGCAATGATAGCGCAAGCCACAACTGCCCGTTTGTGTTGTCGCACGACACCCCAGGCACTGCATACACCACTGCGTCAGCCGGCG